AGCGTTATGTTACGAGTATAGTAAAAAGTACGGCAAGACTCACTTTTGCGAGGCAGGTATTCGCCACTTAGATAAGATGGCCGACATGATACCCGAAGGCGACCTAACACCGTTTGCTCTCGCTATGCCCGATGAGTATAGGCCGACCGAGATGTTACTTGGTTTGAAGACTCCGGCGTATCATGCAAGCGGTGATGTAGCGGTGCAAGCATACCGCCGCTACTACCACAGTAAGGAGTTTGCGTCATGGGAAGGCAGACCTATACCTACATGGTGGTCGGCATGATACGAGATGCGATGAGTAAAATATATGATAATGAGTACGATGCAGTAATAGCAACCGTCAGAATATATGCGATGGTTGGGCTGCTTATATTTGCGGTAATAATAAGTGTGTTAATATGAAAAAGAAAACCTACATTATTTGTAAAAACCCATCGCACGGTAGAATACTAGGAGAGTCATATTGTAGAATATGCAACGCTTCCGAAGCACGAAAGAAAACTATAAAAGAGATGGGCGAGGAGGAGTAAATATGAAAAAGTTGAGAAGCAGATATAACAAAGGGAAAAAAGTTAGAGGAGTAAATAGAATTACCGGAGAAGTAGGTATGTGGAGAAAGACGCAGGTGGATAAAGTATTGAGCGCGACCGCTTACCGAATGCTACGGAAAATATGCTACGAGGAAGAAGAATGACTTACGACGAGTGGGACTACGAGGCCGACAAGAGAAGTGAGTACGAGGCCGACGCGGCATGGGAAGCACGACAGGAAGAAAGAATGCGCGACTGTAAGCACGAAGAATGGTTTATTACAGACGAGGGTATTATAGATGTAGAGTCATTTACGTCCACCCCTCATCGAGGCAGTAAAGTCTGGAAAAAGGTAACTCCTATGGCTGTTTTAGAAATAGAGTGTTGTTATTGCGGTAAAACTAACTATGGTAGAGTACCCTATAGTGAGATAATAAAACTACTAAGGAATGAGTTTGAACATACGGGTGGACTCGATATAGATGAAGATGGGTGGCCTCAGTATGAGTGATGCACTAAAGGCAGATACCTGTCTATTATGTGGTGCTTACAACGATAGATACTGCGGTTGTTGGAGAGATAGACTTTACGCTTGCGTAGCAGTAACGGAAACTTCATAAGCAACAACGACGAGGAGTAATTATGAGAGCAGAGTCAATACCCCATGTGGAGTATGAACTACTACAGTATATCCTTGACGAAATAGATATGTCGGACATACAACATCAGATGGTTCCGAACGGAGATACGGTCGCACAGAGCAGGTATGAGAAGGCATTGAAGTCTATCTCAAACATCATCAACAATGCTGCTGATAGACGCAAACATAAACTACCCGAAAACCATGAGGACTTTGAGGTGAAGGAATGAGAGACTGGCGAGGCAAAAGCACAACGATGCGTTCCACAAGACCGATATACAAAGAAGAATATCCTAAGTTGATAAAGGCCATGATAGATGACGGTCTTATAGCAATAATAACTGCTGAGGGAATCAAATGGTATCACGGCGACTATAGAGTTACGAAAAAAGTAATATGTGGTGTTTGGAATATCACCCCCTCACAAATGAAAAAACTCACAGACTACATTTATGGTCACGACCCGTTCTACAAAACGGCGGAGAGGTAATTGAATGAGAATGCCGGAAATATACTACAATCAAGGTGCTAAGTATTATCCTAAAAATAAACAACGATGGAGGAATAACATATGAAGCATATTAGTGAGGGGTTCGATAGAATATGTGATACTCCCGTACCGGAACACAGCGGCTACATCAGCGATGCTGAGTGGAGAGAGTTACCGGAGTGCCCAGTATGTTTTGCTAAACACCAGCCCACGCTTGCGAGACAGGAACACAAAGTTCATAAGCGTGAGACAGAAGCGACAAATACGAAGCAGGGGATATACCTGCGACAATACATAGGTGAATAAAAATGACTGAGAAGAAGTATAATGAAGAATGGATAGAATACTACCAATACCTTGAGAGTTTGAGGCAATCGGGAGTGGTGAATATGTTTGGGGCAACCCCATATCTTAAGGCTGTATTTGACGGCGATGAGGGCTTCAATGCACAAAAAGTATTGGGGTCATGGATGGAGAACTACGACGCACTATTAGAAGATGGCGTAATCGACAGGGGTGAGTAAATGCGGGACTTTTTACGAAATGTGGGGGACTATGTAGAATTAGAGACAACCGGAGGCTTTACCCGCTTAGACCCAACACAAATTGCTGGGGTTACTTACAACCGTGAGTCATCGGAGTTTAGCATACACATGAAGTCGGGTACTATCTTTACGGCAAAAGGAACTAAAGAAAATGTGAGAGCAATAGAGGACTTTATGCCCGCATGGGTCTATGACCATTGTGTTAACTGAGGGTGGATAGATGAAAGTAAAAGACTTGATAGAATATCTAACAACAATAACAGAAGACAGTTCAGAAAGGGCCGATTGGCCTATCTGTGTGGCCTTTCGATGGAACGGAGAAACAGTAATATCCGATATCGTATGTGCGAACCTTAACGGTAAAAGTATTCAATTCAATGAAGACAAGTTCTATGACCTTTGGAGAGAATACAGGGGAGAGTGAATGGATGACGAGATGCAGCGCGTGTAGGGGTCGAGGATTCATCGCAGTCTATACGACTGTTACTGCCGAAAAAGAGCAGGAACAATGTATGTGGTGCAGAGGGAGAGGAATTGAATGAGTAAAATAGAGGAAAAAGTATGTGCAAAAATACAGGCACGCGCAGAAGTAGGAAAGAAAAAGTATGGCGTGACTATGGAAAGAGGCGACCTGTCTATTGAAGAATGGTTGACCCATCTCCAAGAGGAACTCATGGATGCGAGTGTATATGTTGAGCGTCTCTTGACGCTATTAGAGCCACTAAACGAAGAAGCACCGAGGGATGAAAACGAGTTCCCGCTACTATGAACATGACGCTTGCGAGACACAACCGAATACTTTATTAGGTCGAAGCCTCTCGTAGTATTTATGAGACACAAGAGAATACGCAGAGCCATAGTGCAAGTGATACGCGACAATCCGGAAGGCATAACCGCTACACAAATAATAGACAAATTAGATGAGAAGAAGAAGAAGAAGGTTAGTAATGCTAAACACATAAGCACACTACTTCGTGGAATCAAGGGCGTTAAGAAGATGGGAGAGACAGGTATCGGCTTTGGTGATGGCTACAGAACGACAGCAGCATATTCAGTAAATGTTTACTACTATGACGAGGACGAGGGGGCCGAGATATGACCGACACTAATTGGATATTGTTCGCCAAGCGGCCATCAAGAGATAACTGCATAGGTAAAGGCAGAATCATGGACTGTCGGTTAGTAGGAGACATAGGTGCGTTGTTGGAGATAGAAATGACGCTCAATGGTGTTAGGTATAAGGGTACTTTAGCACAAACAGTTACACAAGAGGAGGAAGAATAAATATGAAAAAATACAAAGACTATCTATTAGAAAAGGAAGCAGAAAAATTAAAGGGTAGAGAGATACCGGAATACACAGGCGACCCCGAAGTCAACGAACTGAGACAGTTAGTAGAAGATATGACTAAGTGGATGAGTATAGGTTCCTTTAAGCAAAAGACACCCGCTAAGATGGTTGCTGAGTTCAAGGACACTATGAAAAGAGCAAACTCCGTTAAGGCACGGAATGTAGGTTACAGAGTTTTAATGAGGGTGGGGAATAAAGATGAGTAAGAAGTTCATGTTTATTAACCCTAAAAGTATTCGGGTGTTGACTGCGAGAGAATACGATGTTCCTAAGTCCACTTCTAAGAAGCACCCAGTAGTAGACTTAGCGGCGGGGCGATGGATGAGTTGCAGAGGCGAAGATGTATTAAGAATAGATGACCGACACATTCTGTATCGCTTCCTTAAGTTGTTAGACAATGAATTGCGTTATGATGAAATGATGGAGACTATTTACCACGCCAATATAGAAGAACGACCAACCCTTCAAGAAATTATCGAAGGTTATTTGGCCCACTACAAGAAATCATCGACAGGCTCAATTGGTGTGTGGGTAGAAGAACAAGGCTATGGTTTTGAAATTAATAAAATACTTAGTGTCGAGGATGTTATGGCGGGTACTTGCAGTAAATACTTCCAAACCACTATGGAATACTTAGGAACACACTACTTCCCCTCCTACGAGCAATCATCTAGGTTTATGAAAGCGGGGGCAAATGAATCTATGTTCCCAGTAATGGTTTTTAGCAGAGATAATGTTAAGATAGAAATAATATCATACAATCAAAAGACTCATATTGTTGGTAGAATGTTGTCCCATGAAGGTATATGGTTACAAACAAAACCCACAATTATTCTCCCATATTGGGTTCATCTTATACCCGATGAAAAATTGAGAGAGGTAATAGATGACCTTTCTTATATTGACTCTGTATTAAATTACTTACAGGATAAAAATAACAATGTTAATGTAACTCGCGGTGGCGGGGCATCGGACAGACTTGTGAAGTGGGGAGAAAGAAACGCGCTGGAACGAGAGAATCGGTTTAGGTTTCTAATTCTTTAATTCTTTTTGTAGTTTCAGATTAAACAAAATTAAAAAAACGCATGACTGCGCCCTATTTTTCTAATTCTTTAATTCTTTCAAAGGTATGTAAGTATAGGTTACTATCTTATACATCTATGAAGTAATTGAAAAAATAAAAAACAGGCTCGCAGTATAACGTTTTATTTTTTTTACGCTTGCGCTACAGAATAAAAACAATTAAATGTGTAATAAGAGGACGGATAAATATGACTAGAAATAAGACTAAGCGAATGCAATACCGACTATACCATCGGTTATTAGACAAGGGACCACAGACCTCGGAGGAATTGCTGCTGTGGTATAACAACGACAGACCGCAGTTGGGCAACCACTCAAAGGGACAACAGTATGGGTCCACGATACGAGCCGTAGCAGGTTGTATGCGTAGCAGTATTTTGTTTGAGAAGGCAGGAGGTGCGCCTAAAGAGTGGGTGGCTAGACCTTTACATTTAGTAGTGCAAAGGGCCATCCTATCAAAAAAACAAATCACAACGTTTCCACACTTTTTACAGAAGGCAATCAGAGATGAATTAGGAGAGGGAGAGGAATGAAGGTTATAGACAGCAGAGGAGATACTGACTTCATATGGACTCACGAAGTCAAGGCAGAACCTACGACGCTCATAACATTCTATCAGAACGAGCAGGGGTTTGCCTCATTCATCGCTGGCGCAAGCCTAGTAGCAGAGAACAGACCAGTATGTAGCATCCTTTCAAAGTTACATCAAGTAGAGGCTATGAATACTATCCCCGCACCGACTTTCCCCGAATGGCGCATCTATGAACTGCGTAATGAAGATGGTCGCCGTTATTTTGTCTTAAGAATAAATCATGCCTACATACCGACACAAGGTAATAAAAAGTCGTGGCTTTACAACTATCCAATTTTCCGAGATATTATGACCGTGCTTTCTGAAAAGGGAGTGGATGAATTAGTTTATCTTACGGCAAATATAATGCAAGAATATATCTTTCAAGAGCAAGCACAGATACCATCGGATGAACTACTTGTATATGACTACGACGAAAAGGACGAAACACTTTACCTAACCGACGGGTCAGACTTGGGTTTCCAAGACCTAGACATACCGCCCCCATCGTGGATAGTGACTGAGTGCTTTGAGAAGTTCAACACTAATCCTGTGCGTGGGAACTACATAGTCATGTGTGCCCACACAGCAACCACATTCATAAACGAGGTGGAGGCGGAGAGACTACTACAATACCTTGAAGATACGCACGCACTCTTGTATGACGAAAACTATAAGAGTGAGTTGTTGGAAGTGCTGTATGACGCAGAGATAACGCAGGTGGTATAATGACCTTTAATGTATTCGATAAAACCATAGAGTTTGCTCAAAGAAACCACTTCATAGATGTAGAGGATAAAATACCAATTTTCCTATGTAGTGTCGGAGGCCACATCTTCAACGCTCTTAACAAATGCAGTCGTTGTGACTTTGACCCCGACAGCCCATTGGTTGATGAGGAGGAGGACTTCGTAATAGAGAACTGTCCCCTGCGTCACGACAACATACCCTTTTACACTCCTATGTCGCAACTACCGGACACGCGCATTCATATCTTAATGCGAGGTGCTAAGGGTAGCGGTAAGTCTGTTCTTATCCTTATGTTCCTTGCAGAAGGAACCGGACTCGTTCATTCTCCTACCGCAGACTTGGGGCAGGGTTTCCGAACTATGATGGGGGCTAACTCTATCACAGAGGCAGGTATGTTCGGCTCGGTCGATGAAGAAGGCGCAATAGCAGGGCGACCAATCGCAAGAGAGATGTGTGGGGGGTTCTTGGGTTTTGAGGAGTTTTCATCAATGTCTGATGCCTCCAAGAAAGACCACAGCCTAGACATGAAGAACCAGTTACTTACCAGTTTAGACAACGGAAGGGTACAGAAGGCCCTACGAGCAGGTTGGGTGAACTATACTACACGATACACCGTATGGGCAGGAACACAGCCCGCAAGGTTTGAGTTAGACTCCGGCCTTGACCGTAGGTTCTTCATCATAGATATCGAGATGACTCCGGAAAAGGAGAGGCAGTATAAACTGGCTCAACACGAACAGGCTAACACAGGTGTCGCAGAGAGGCTTGAGTTGGCTAATCTCAATATCCAAATAAAAGACTGGATAAGGCAGCGAATGCACACGGCAGTCGCAAACCCACCAACGGGTATTATCTTCGATGATGATATCAGAGAGTGGACCGACCGACCCGATGTGCGTTCCTATGAGGCTGACCTGTTCCGTAGGCTCGCAATAGGCTACCACATGATGCAACCGGAATACAGGGGCGGTGGTCCACTCATCATTACACTTGATGATACTTTAACGACAATACTAAATCAGTCTCTTGCTATGCGCCGAAGGGTTATGGATGCAGATGTGGAACTAATACGCTCGGCGTTTTGGATGAAAGATGTACCTAAGTCGCAACTACTAAAGGACATAAGCCGTATGATAACTTCCGGTGACTATCAAACCGCTAAGAGATGGTTGATAGAAAACCTTGAGGGACAGGGTTGGTATCACGAAGTGGAACCAAGCGTTAAAAGGCGAGGGCGTAAGGGCGTTATATGTCGCTTCGGTCCGGTGTCCGAGAAAAGCGCAGAGATAAAATGGGGTGGTACAAAATGAGCGTTCCTAAACCTACGACCAAACCAAAACCTTTCCACACGCCTTCTATCTATGATAAGAGGACTAAGTATTATCGGGCGGACTGGGTTTTCCCAACACAAGAAAACAGTTGGTGGAAAAAGAAGAAGAAGAATCCCGTAGTCCGTGCGGTAATTCACCATGCTCTTACCCTAAAAGTACCTTTCACCGTACAAGATGTTTACGATAATGCCCGATACCACAATGGTAATTTGGTTAAATCATCCGGTCGTACATCCCCTAATAAATGGAAGGTGGAGGCTATGATAAGATACTGTGGGTTTTTTCAGAGTAAAAGAGTAAAACTAGGACAAGATATGAAACCTACAACAGTATGGAGGAGAAAGTAATGGGTGGTGGTGCAGCCGGAAATCTAAAGGTAGCAGATAAATGCTATCATTACATAAAAGAGAGAGGACCAAAAACTGTGACTGAGATGAAAGACTACCTCAATGACTTAGGTAGAGGGAAAGGGCGAAGTCCACGCGGCGCAACTTCTGAACAACTCGCTAATGTTATGCGTTGCAGTCCCTTGTTTAGAGTGGTGGGAACCGAGTTTATACACTATGGTCCTACTACATCCCCCCGACCAAAACAAAAACCTATCGTTGAAATGAAAGGCGGTTATGCTAAAGGTAGAGTTCCTACTGATACCACCAAAAAAAGATACGACGATAAGGTAAATAAAAGAGACGCAAAAAGTAATATGAGTGAGCGTCTCGGAACTCCGGTAAACTTGTATGATATCGTTCCAATAGAAGAAATTACCGAAAAACTACGCGGGAAGAAGCACTTAGTCAGAAAGAGATGGCCCAAAGTTCTAAAGGACGCTTTGAAGAAAGAGGGTATTATATGAGAAGTAAGAGAGAGATACAGCAACGACTTGCTAATGAGAACGATGCCTTCGCAATAGAAGTATTGCGCTGGGTTCTATCCGGTGGGTGTGAGGTTTGTGAGCATAAAGAAAAGAGAGAGATAGAATTAGATGTGTATAATGGAGAGGTTTCTCCTTCTTATCTTGAGGCTAAATATAACTGGCCCGATGGTCATGTTATGAATCACATGGATGCCCACTTAGACTACGACCCGAAGGAAGCGCAACACATAGAGGAAGCGCGCAGTCAGAGCATCAACACATTGGATGCCGCAGAAGGTATAGTAAACCGTATCACAACCTACCTTGATGAGTTAGAAGAAGTCAAGGAGGCAGAGGGAGGTATCACTTCCGACTTCGTTACTGACGCTTCGCGTCTAATCAGCCAAGCCAACACTTCGTTAAAGTTGGTGGGGACGCTCAAGAAGGAGATAGGTGTTGATAGCCAACTCCTCTTAGCGAATACGCAGTTAAATGAGGTCAGCCGAGTTCTTGTAGAAGTTCTATCAGACCAACCGAAACTTCTTGATGATGTGGAAAGAAAACTGAATATGTTATCCACACCCATTGATGTTCCCTTTGAGGTGGTTGAATGATAATCTTTACTTCCGACGAGACTCCCTTTAGAAGCGATAATGAAGTGTTCATGTATGGTTCAATTGATACAATCCCTAACCAGCCGGACACTACTTACTTCTTACATACAGATAAGTTCGGGACAAAAGATGTGCTAACTTGGTCACAGTTTGTTCAACACAAATTAATAATCGTTACACAGAAAGCCCCTTCGTTAACCAAAGAGGCGCACAAATTATGCGTAGTTGACGATAAACTAAACGGTAAAAGTAATGATGATACTTTCTTTATTGTTAAGGCAATAATAAATTGGACGGACCGTGAAAGAGTCCGAGCAATTTTCAAGAATCCTCCTATGGCTCTGTTGCTGTGGTTCTTGAGAGGTAATGTAAAGGACATAGATGTTTGGAGACGAATAGCAAAGGTCCAATACACTCTGCCCGATGAATACTTAAAAGCAGCAATAGTCTATGGGATAACACCATCTCGTAAGCGAGTTGTGTGGCCTAAGAAGAAAGGTAAAAGTAAAGAGCGCCCACAGATATTCAAAAGCACCGATAAGCATTGGGAGTTGTTAATGGAAAACTCTATAAGCGTAGCGAACGCCATCCGAGATGTTGGGGATATACCAAAGGGTATGCCTCGACGCAAGGCGGCTACAAAATCATGGGTTTAGAAGGTTCAAACCTAGAAGGCTTCCTTTATTCCGTTGTTGGGATATTTTTATTATTACTTTATGGTAAAGTAAGTTTGGAGATTATGATTTACTTTGACGATAAAAGTAATAATAATGAAAAAGTTGTGCAAGAAAAATCGACGCTTGCGCCGCAGGACGATTCTTTTATTAATGGTATGATTTGGGCCGATGTAGGGAGAGAATGATAGAACAGTTTATATCACCTACAGGCCAACATTGATATATGAGTGCTAACAACCGCCGTGTCCGCAGATTTATTGTGGAGATACTGTGGGATTATGGTCCTCTGACTAAAGAAGGGGTGGCTGGTAAACTGTCGTCTCTTAAGAATGTTCGTGCTGTCCCCTCGCCACACAGCCTTTCTGCCCTTCTATCGAAGAATCCGCAAATTGTGGCCGTAGGTAGTGAGAAGGTAGAGAACGCGGTAGGGACTAAAGCATCTCATCTTTTGTATGATGTTGATAGAGAAGTAATACTATCTAAGGATGATATAGTTTATACCCGTAGTCCGACCGTAATGACTCCGAAGCAAAGGGAAAAGGCACAACAATGCACCTGCGGAAGAATACGCATTTTACCGCCGGAATCCGATATATGCCTAACCTGTATGAGAAAACCTCAATAAGACACTAAGGAGATGATTAAATGGGGACGAGTAGCATGAGAGAAGATATCACTGGACTGATATCAGCCATGATACAGAATCATAACGGTGTGGACCTTTCTAGTATGCTATCGCAGAGCAATATATTCGATGCTGCTATACTGCGCGCTTTCCTTTTAGACCTCGCGGGAGACGAAGAAGACTTCCAAGAGTTCCTAAATGAGACGGAGATAGACAATTCATTTATTCGCGGGCTTATGGCTGGTCTTGTGCAAGCACTTCTTATCGAGAGAGGGCATGGTGAGGTTTTAGGCCGACCAAGCCACTCAGAGTTCTTGGCGATATTCGATGCTGCTGCCGCACATCTTATTGAATCATCCCTATAGTTTATATGTGTGATTGAGAAGCCCATATCATGCTTTGGGCAAACGAACACAGACCATCATCCTTCGATGAACTCGTAGGTGGGGTTAAGGAGTTAGACCACCTCGCTGAGAATATGCAACACCTCCTGCTTCATAGTAGGGGGGCTGGGACGGGCAAGACTACGCTTGCTCATGTCTTGGCTAACACACTTGGCTATCCACTCCATGTATTCAACGCTTCCTCTAAGAAAACTAGAGGTATAGCGTTTGTAGAGGAGGAGTTGATACCCCTTACACGCGCGGGTAACTACAAGCAAATAATCCTACTCGATGAGGCTGACCAACTAACACCCGAAGCGCAGTCTGCGTTAAAGGGTGTAATGGAGAACGCGCAAGGCTTCTTCATACTTACCTGTAATGATATTAGGAAGGTTAGTAAGTGGCTTCAATCTCGCTGTTTAACCATAGAGTTCAGACCTATAGGCAGAGAGCCAATGATGGAGAGACTACAGTATATCTGTGGTGTCGAGGGGGTTACTATCACCGAGAGTCAGTTAGGTATTATCTGTGATGCACACGAAGGCGACTTAAGAAATGCTATCAATGCACTTCAAGCCTTTGCTTCTTTCGATGAAGCCTACGAAGCATCTAACTTTATCCTCAGTCTTGTAGAAAGGGAGTTTGATGCTTCCTCCTTTCTCAAGTTGTGTATGGTAGAAAAGGATGAGATAATAGCCATACCTATGCTCAAAGAGCAAGAAGCACGCGGTGCTATTCTTAAGGTGTTTGAATACGCTATGGAAAAAGCACCACTTTCACAACAAAAGAAACTCCAAGTAGTTGACGCGGCTATCACAGCAGAGCGCGATGCCCTTAATGGTGTTAATGAAGATATTATTAAGGCAAACTTTGTGAGGATGCTGATAGCATAGTTTATATGTGTAGTGAAACTGCGGAGAGAATACAAAAGGTGAAGAAACATGAGTGAAGATATGTTAAAAAATATAGCCAAGACATTGAGTGTCGCGCCGGAAACGGTGCGTGAGAGGGCAGATGCTGTCCTCGCAGAACAGGGGCCAGCGTGGAAGAACGCAGGTCGCTCTGATGAAGACTGCTTCATCCTCGCATTGAGGGTAGCAGGACGAAACATCACAAGCGAAAATGCCCGAATGCGCCGTGCAGGTGCTGATACATACGAAGGTATGTTCCTGTCTGTCCCACGCCCGAAGGAATGGGGTAAGATACTCTATAACAAGATGAAGAACCAATTGATGAACGCAAGTAGCGAAGTCCGACAGACTTTCGTTGATAACGGCTCTGTTGTTATCTTTGAGAATAACAACGACGGAACTTACACAAAGCACCAAGCAGAACAGTATGGTATGACGGAGACTGATGTTTCCTCTATGCCTAACCACTCTATGCAATTAGATGCTAACACACACTTTTATGTAGTGTGGGATAAGAATAATGCAACCTTCCCAAGCGGAGATGCGAACTTCAAGTACGGTGCGCCACGCCCACAGGATGAGCGAGAGAGAACTTCATTGTTCTTTGGTCGCCCACAAGGTACAACAGGTGAGCCACAAGTGTTTACTGTAAGTGGAAATGGAAAGGCGGCTGACCGTCAGTTCCCTACCTTTACGCCATTAACTATACCTATGAAGACTGGTAAGAACAACAGATGCTACCTAAATGTGGATGTGTCTTTATCGTCTGTGGATGAAAGTCTTTCATCTATCTTTAGTGGCTCTCCTTTGGATATGCTACCTGCTATCATAGGCGACGATAATATGCTACCTAATCTCGGTGCGCTGGGTCAATACTACGACCAATACAACGGCACAGATGGATGGTGGGATAGAAACTGCGCTACTGTAGTGGAGGTAATACACATTGACCCACGCGAGAAGGGTGGTTCAATCCTTGTTTGCGGAGACACAGATATGACTTCTATGGCTGGAACTATAGATGTTTACTGCGACGATGTTCCTTCCTTTGGTGTTGGAACAAAACTTCTAATCTTGGGCCAAGTATGGCGTAGCCGAGAGGGTGAGGACCGCATGAGCGTAAACGGTTGGTGGGCTTTCGATGAGATAGCAGCACTGGCCCAGCCCGACTTTGAAGGAACCAACGACGGGTGGGAAGCGTGAGTAAGGTTTGGAAGGCTATAGGAGACTTCGTTATTCTTGCGAAAGATGACGCTAAAAGTAACTCTGGTATTATCCTTGATACTGACTACATTATAGTTGGTGTCGGTGGCTTTGTGCCTGTGGATATCGAGTGTGGAGATGGTGTCGCATTAATTGCGAATGCTGAACCCACTCTATTAGAGCCTTCCAATCCTAACTCACCTATCGCTGTGCATTATAGTAACATATGTAGTATATCCATAAATAATTCTATGGAAGTAGGATATGTTTTAGAGGCTTGAGGTGTATAAACCATGAACACATTACTAACAGGCGCGGAAGCGCGCTCAAAATTACTTGTAGGAGTAAACAAAGTAGCAAACGCCGTCAAAGGAACATTCGGTCCTAATGCACGAACTGTAATCATACAGAACCCTATGGGTATGCCCGTCATTCTTAATGATGGTGTAACAATAGCGCGCGCGGTGCATGATACAGACCCGTATGTGCAAATGGGAATTGACCTATTGAAAGAGGTTGCTTCCGAAGCACAGGAGAAGTCCGGTGATGGAACTACGAGCGCGACTCTCATAGCACAGACGCTATGTAATGGTTCGCTATCTTTGATGGAGAACGGCATATCGCCTCTTGTTATTAGGGATATGTTCAAGGACTTGTTAGAAAAAACAGAAACTTATATTGCCTCTACAGTAATAGAGGACTTTGACCTAACGGCTGTTGCTACAATAGCGGCTAACAATGATAGAGAACTAGGAGAGTTAATTGCTGATATCGTCAAGAGGAGACACGGAATAACAATCGAGAGGTCGTCTACGGGCGAAACCTATGTTAAGACAACAAGCGGTTTTGAGATGAATGCGGGTTATGCACACGCAGTAATGGCTAATGCGCCACGCGCAAAGTGCGAGTTTGATAACCCATTGGTTCTTACTACTACGGAAAAAGTAAATACATTTAATGCTTTAGTCCCCGCCCTTGAAATTGCTGTGAAGGAAAACCGACCCTTAGTAATTTTTTGTCCCGACTTCAATCCATCAATGCTACAGAATCTTTTGGTAAATATAGTTCAAGGCAAGGTATCTGTGTGTATGGTTAAGCCCGCAGGTATGCCCGAACAACAGCAAGCATGGCTTGAAGATACAGCAGCGGCTACCGCGTCTAGGTTATTCAAGATATCTGTTAATGAATCTATCGTAGAAGTAAAGAAGGAAGACTTGGGAACCTGTGATAAGTTCGTGGCTAGTCAGACTAATACTATTATTACACTAAAAGAAACAATTGAGTTAGAAAAATATATTAACAAATTAGAAGACTTAATAGATGATGCCGACAATAGTTGGCTACAAGAACAGTATTACAACCGAGTTAACAGACTCGGTAAGGGCATCTCCACCATTTATGTTGGGGGTGCTTCCGAACTTGAGCAGGTTGAAACTAAAGAGAGGGTTGATGACGCAGTTAATGCGTGCAAACTCGCTCTTAGTTCCGGTGTAGTCATCGGCGGAGGCGCAACACTTTTCCGCGCCGCAGAATACCTACAGGACATTACTCCTGTAAATGAGGATAATATAATCAGCGACTTATTTTACAGGGGTCTTAGCACCCCACTTGATACAATCGTGGAAAATGCCGGTAAAGGTATTCTTCCTCAGTATGGGGGTATTGGCGACTTAGATGTGGATAACACAGGGTATATCTGTGGTAAGACAGGCGAACACCGATGCGCTCTTGAAGATGGCGTGCTTGACCCTATACAGGTGGTCTTGAACAGCCTTGAGAGCGCGGTGTCGATAGCAGCATTGGTGTTGATGACCGATGCGGCCATAACTGCGCCGGACCAATAGTTTATATGTGTAATAAAAGTAGTGGATAATATGAGTTGGGGAACACAAGCAACCGAACAGACGAAACAACCTAAGACCGTAGAACCAGTAAATCGCTTTGATGAAGCGTATTACAGAAACCTATTTGAGAACAACCGCACTAATTCTATTACACATAGATGTGCGCTTGTAGGACATGAAAACACTCTCAAGACAGGACTTGCTCTATCATTCTTAGAACCCGAAATTGAGGCAGGAAAGTCTGTGTTTGTGTTTGATATAGACAACTCAGCAAAGGCTACTATAGACCACATACACCCTAACAAGGAGAATATAATAGTCCTACCGCTACATGATGAAACTGATGACTCTATCTTTGATGAGAATAACAATGTATCTTACAAGGCACTACTTGATAAGACTTCGTACTATGTTAACATTCTTGCTGATAAGGTTAAGGAAGACCCCGAATCTATAGGGGGAGTAATCTTCGATGGTGGTTCTACTTTCCTAAAGTGGTGTGAACACGCTATGCGCGCCTCGCTACTTTCGCGTGGAGTCATTGACGAGGAAGGCGACTCTTTCAATCAGAAAGAATGGCGAGAGCGTAACAGGCTTTACCGTAATGTTCTAACACGACTACACAGTCTCAATGTCGCTAAGGTTTACTTTACCTTCCACCTAAAACCAGTCTCACAATACATGGATGACGGTACAGGTAAGAAGGTTCTAATGACCGTAGGACACAGACCGGAATGGGAGAAGGGGACTATGAGAAAGTTCTCTCAACAAATCTTCCTATCACGCTACATGAAGAAAGCAGACATGGCTGCGGGTATAGAGGGAGATAGAACCCTAAATGAAAAGGAGTGGGTAGTCAGAGCCAAGATAGAAGAAATGAAGGGTAGCCACATAGAAAAGGTAGGTTCCATCTATGATGTAGCCCGTATTGCCGACGGCAAGTTTAACTTCATCGGCCTTGACTGGATGAAGGAGTAATCCTCATGCCTATAATTGTAGAAACGGACTCTCTAAAGTGGTTGCTTACTCTGATGCAGAGAAAACAAACCATTGACGGTAAAAGTATTTCGCAGGTACACTCGCTTTCTTTGAAGGCAGAGGGTAGTAGGCTTATCGCTTGCACGCGAGTAAAGGACGGTGTTACATCTCTGATGCGCCTGTCTATTCCTTGTGCTGGCGAGGGCGAGTTTGTCCTTACAGATATTGAGGCCGCTCTTGGCGTACTCAAGTATCATGGTGGGACGCTTAATATTATACCAACCCAAGACAAGGTTAAGTTCAAGTCTAGGGGTAAACAAACTACTATTTCGGCTAATAAGGAAGCGAGGGCATTTCCTCATACACCGGAAACTATCGCTCTGTGGACTGAGAAATCATATAGTCTTGCGGAAAAAATAAATGTAGACGATATGCAATATACAACTAATGACGGAGATTCTATAGATGTAGTCCTTTCCCTATCTGACCTCAGCAGTAACACTCTTTACGAGGCATTTAGGTGCGACTCTATGAATAACCAAAAGTTTAACAAATATACTATGCAATACTCTGATGGTAAATTAGACATAACAGTAGGAGATGAATTAAAAGGTAAAACTACTACAAGGATAAACGAGGTTCTATTTTCCTATATAGAAGACCCCACTGTAATTAATCTTACGGCTACTTACAACGGTGGCCTTGAGCATATCTTCCATCACCTCAATAACGACGTTAATATCGGTGTATGGGACTTTACTGCTGTTGGTATGGGATATCCTATGCTCATCACTCTTGGCGATGGAGACTTCATATTCCAAGTATCAAATGAGGCATAGGTATGATTATACACGACAAAGGTTTAGTTAGGAAAATGTCTTCATCTTCTGATGGTCTGCGTCATCTTTTTCGTATATGTGGAGACTTCCCTTCTAGTGGTCCGTTTACTATTACTTGGAAAGATGACGAGGGCATAAACTATGTCGCATCAATCAATGTGCGCGCAGAACTGGATGTTGATTATGATAATCTATTTATGTTACCCGATGAGAAAAGGGAACGCGAAAAGATTATAAGCGAAGAAACAGGACAGGAGAACGAAGGCGAGGACTGGGCATGAATAAAGTAGCACCATATATGATATGTGAAAAGTGTAGTCAGAAGTTCTGTTTTGTGTTTCTCGATAGTATAGAAGAAGGAGAAATATACGAATGCGAGTTCTGTAATCATATTGTTCTTATACGCGATAATACTTGGACGGATGGTGCATGATAATTGAGCGGGGAAAGGGTAGAGAAATCTTAATTAGAGGCCGCGACTCTCATGGAAAAAGATATGAAAAAAGTATTAAAGGTCATTGGCCGTATTGCTTTGTAAAAACCGAAGACTCCCAATATGTTTCTGAGGCAATCAGAAGGGAAGATGGTTACACCGGACTATACGGTGAAGAACTCACTAAGATAATCTGTGCTACTGACTACGATGTAAAGCAGGTAGCAAAGAGAGAGCAAACATGGGAGGCTAATTTGCCTTACCCTAACCAAGTTCTAGCAGACCATATTAACGAGGGCAACGAGCCTATCCAAAACTATAAACATCGCACTTGGTATCTCGATGCCGAGTGGTCGCCAGCAACTAACAAACTAAGATGTATTGTAGTGTATGATAACTTTACTGAAAAAGAATATGTTTGGTTTGTTCAACCATCTCTTGAAGGACTAAAGGATGGCGTAGGTAAAGAGTATTCTGAGTATGGGGACTACAAATACGAAACGCCAGCACTTGCATTCCCTACTGAACACTCCATGTTGATACATTTTATGAGGCACATGAAGTTGTGCGACCCCGACATAATTACTGGTTGGTATGTTGTGGGGGCAGACATAAAACAAATCATGGAGAGGTGCAGAGCAAATGGTCTATCGGAATTGATGCTTTCTCCTATGAGAAAGGTCAGATATGAGTTCAAAGACTGGGCGCAACCTATCGTTGGTAGGAACTGCATAGACTTGATGCTTGCAGTATCTAAGTTGTGGGAACTGAAAAACGGAAAACTACCTTCTTACAAATTAGATGATGTAGCCCACGAAATCTTAGGGGAAAAGAAAGTCGAGTTGGAAGACGGACACGACACATGGTTTAGCGACACACCGCTGTATATACACTACTGTAGGCAAGATGTTAGGTTACTACCTAAGTTAGACGAGGCAGTCAATGCTCTCGACTACTATACATCTCTACAACACATTGTCCAATGCGATATTCGCTCAACTCCCTTTATCACCAAGATGTTCTCACAGTTAGTTCTAACGGACCCCGACTTCGACAAAAGGCTACCGTCAAAACCACAGTTCGACAAGGTTAATTATGAAGGCGCAGATATCTTAGAGGTCAACTCAGCCGTGTATGATAATGTGGGTATCTTAGATATTCGCGCTATGTATCATAGTAATGCCGATAAATATAACATCTCATGGGACACTCTCGATGAGAACGGACAGGACTGCGGTAACGGGACTAAGTTCTCCCAAGAGAACAAGGGTCTTCTAGTCAGACAGATGGATAAAATGACTGCCTTAAGAAATGTTTTCAAGGTATCAATGTTTGTGAGTGACGGGGCCGAGAAAAGAAAGTGGGACTGTATGCAGTTTGCCGCTAAGACTCTCGTTGCTTCTATGTATGGAGTAGCAGGAGATGCTAAGTATGGTCTGTATCATCCCGATATAGCCGCCGCTATTACATACACCTCAAGACAGACATTAGGTGAGTTAATGGTAGAAGCGCAGCGCGTAGGGTTTGATGTAATCTATGGTCATACAGACTCTGTATTCTGCACTATACCAAATCCCGAAAAGGGCTTGGAACTTTTACCGTCAATCAATGAAAGAATGAGTCCTATTGAAGTAGAGTTTGAGAAATGGTGTCCGCGACTTATCATGGTTGCTAAGAATCGTTATACAGGTATGGTAACATGGGCAGATGGTGAGTATCAAGAACCACAACTTTATGTTAAAGGTATTGAAATGAAGCAGTCAAGAATGCCTCCGGTGATGAAACAGGCTATGAATAACACCATAACGGGTATACTTGAGGGCAAATCTGAAATCGCTATCACAGCGCGAAATCAATCTCTAATTGACTCTATAATGGGGGGTAAAATAGACCCACTAGAATTGTGTATGAAGGGCAAGATAGAGCGCGACCTTTCTAACTACAAAGTTCTCTCCGGCTCGTCTGCTGGGGCTGCTTGGGCCAACGAAAATCTTGGTAAGGGCTATCGCAAAGGTTCATTCTTCCTAGTAAGTATTAACGATAAAGGTAAATATATTGCTTTTGATAATCCGGAAGAACTTGAAGGTATAACTAAGATAGGAAATAAAATCCTTGTAGATAGATTTATCATAAAAAAACTAACCCCGTATTATGAATTGGCTAATTGGGACACCCAACCACTTGAAAATGTAAAAAATGGTCTTGGTGATGTTTTGTGGATATAGAACAGTTTATATGTGTGATTAGGAGTGTATGAAATATGGCTAAGAAAGTTGAACAAGAACAGTTTGAGAGATTCGTTCAAGAAGTATCTCAAGTAATAACTATAATGGGTGCAGATGTAATGAAGATGCAAAGTATGATGTATAATCTTCTCGATGAACTAGGCAAGGTAGAGAAACCAGTCTGTGTCGCTTGTAAGGAAGTATTGATAATACCCGTTATCAAGGGAATAGAGAAAAGTGATATTTGCCCTGCTTGTGGAGAAAACATATATGGTTCCGGCCAAACAACATTTGAGTCGTGGGATGACGAAGGTGTAAGTGTTGGTGGCGAAGAAGAATGAGCGCAAGAGATGTTTGTTGGTGGTGTGGGGGCAAACTCATTTGGTCAGCAGACCACGATAAAGAAGATTTGATGGGCGAAGAAGGTATAGTAACACACCTACATTGTTCTTCGTGTAACGCATTTGTTCAATATATTTCACAGGAGGAGGAATGAATATGCGAGCAACACCCGAACAATCGGCAGCATCCTCCTACGACCCCACCAAAGGAACAGGCATCTTACGCATAAGTAAGTCTTCCTTGATGGGGTACAAGATGTGCCCACGACAATTTTACTGGGGATATGTAGCGGATATACCGCGTCCCCCCGCTACTGAGGAGATGATACGCGGAACTCACATTCACACGGTAATGGAAGCAGGTTTGCTTCAAGGACCGGATATGATGTTACCTACTGCTATAGAGCAAGGTGTGGAGGAAGACGAAGGTGTTGACTCTATGAACTTACTTCTTCATCAGATAGCACACGACATAGGTGGGTTTGATGTAGTGGAGGCTGAGGTAAAGCATGAAGTGTTTGAGATATTTGACGGACATGAAATAATATGGGTAGGTCTTATTGATGGTGTGTTACGCCATCCCGACACAGGTGGTCTTATTCTTGTGGAACTCAAAACTGGTAATATGAACATGGGTAAGTTAGGTAGGACTAGAAAGGAGTTGGTGTATTATGCGCGACTCCTCCGTAACTTAGGTTATGATGAAGTAACTCATTTCCTATACATTACACCCGACTACGAGATGCCCATTGATAAAGACGATAAACTTCTGCTTGAGGGCAACAAGAGAGGAAAGACTATGTGGCTCGGACCGGAGAAAGGTTTTGCTCTTTTAGAGCCGTTTTTAGAAAGGTCTTATAATGCCTTTGAGGAATCCTTATACGACACTATAGAATCATTAACATCCCACCAATGGACTATGAAATGGAATGACTATTTCTGCCCTATGTGGTGTGACTTCTCGCTGAATTGCGAGGCTGAATTAAATGGTATAAGTGGGTGGGAAGTGTGATAGGTATGAAGTGTCTTGCTTGTGGTTCAGATGACCTTTGGGAAGGTTGGGAGGAAGTTTGGAGAGTAAACGGACAGGAAGGTAGTTCGCCGGAACTTATTGTTCTTTGGGCTTGTGAATGTGGAAGTCACCAAACGGAGTGATATAATGTCTCTTTTATTCCCACGCGAGATAGGTCTTCGACGCACTCTCTGCGAAAACCGAGATGAGTTCGATAACTATATCCTAAAAGTAAATGGTAAGGCATCCTGTTATACTTCTCTTTATTCCTTTGAAAGAAGGGATGAGATACGAACATGGAAAATGGATATTGAATCTGTTGTTATGGATAGGGCATGGTGGGATTTCGATATGATAGAGGGCGGAACTCTTGAAGATGTTAAGAAAGATGTTATCGAACTACTAAACAGAATAAATATATATGACCGCGTGGCTCTTGGGCGAGAAATAAGAATAGTCTTTACAGGTAGGGGATTTCATGTTCACCAATTCTTCGATACTCCTGTGAAGGGAACGGCCATCGCAAGACACATAGACCGTTACCAGCGCCTACAGGCGAGGGGGCTAAAGACACTTGATGGTGTGGGCTTTCCCCAAAAACTCACACGCATTCCCGATACTTACAATCCAAAGAGGGGTAAGTGGGCTGTGAATATAGACCCAATGAGTTTTTATCTTAATCCTAATTATGAGATACCCGCACAACCATTACAGGAACTCAAGATTTACGACCCATATACGGGTCATAATGTTATTGACGGCTTCAACATACGAGCATGGATAGCAAATAACCCTGTGCAAGAAACCGCAAGTGTGGGTGAGTTCAATGGTGAGATAGGCTCTGCTGGGCAGATACCTATTCCTCCTTGCTTAGAGAAGGCAATACACCAAGATAACCCCAAGCACGATGTTAGGATAGCCTTAACTTTACATCTAGCGGATAATTTGCGTTGGTTTGCTCACCCTTCCACACTAACACCCGAACAGAGGCAGCAATCTATAGATACCATAGTAGCGTTTATGTCTAACTTAGGTTGGAGGGACTACAACGAACACACAACCCGTTTCCATGTTGAAAGCATCATAGACTATGAACACACGCCTACTAAGTGTGTAGTAGATGCAGGTCCATGTTGGGCACACGATGGAGTAAAGAGGTAATAATTATGATGCTAAAAGAAGAACAAATCAAAGAAATGCAAGAACATGGTAAGTGCGTAACTTGTAAAGGTGAGTGGTCACTTTCTACAAAGATAGAAAAATACTGCGAGTCTTGTAAGACGCATATAATTTTCATCGAAGATGAGGTTTACTACGACAGGGGCTGGTAAGATACAAAAACAAATCTGCCCTATGTGTAGAAGCGACAGGGGCTTCATGGAACTACATGGTTCTATGGTTTGTCTTAACTGTAAAAATAAAATAGCGAGTTGCTGCGGTGACGAGGGCTGTTTCTTCTAACTCTTTATCAACCCTTCGTGCTATCATTAGGTCATGCTCTTAGTAGATGACCGCGAAAACCCTAAAGTAGTTAATAAGTTGTTAATGAGAATGGGTAGTGATAAGGTAAATGTATGTCGGATGAAATCATCCGACTATACTATGGGTGAGTGGGGTATAGAGGCCAAAGAGATAAACGACCTATACAGGTCTATCATGGGCTTCGGACGCACACGCACTATTGTAGACCAACTAAGAGACTTACAGGACTCTTGTGAGCATCCATTCTTAGTTGTGTACGGTACTCAACTAAAACCGTATGTTCATAATGGTAGACCAAGCGCTAGGTCGTTAGCCGTAGAGATGGCGAGAATGAAAAAGGTAATACAACAATTCAAAGCCACATTCTATCAAAGATTCCCTAAAATTAAATATATGGAAGTTACTACTATGGATGAGTTCGTAGAATGGCTTGTTGTGAATCATACACAGCAGGGGCTGGCTCTACATCGCCTCGCTACGGAGGAGAAAAATGCCGTAAAAAAATCTAAGTTAGATTCACGAATCCAAATCCTTTCTTCCATAGAAGGAATAACTACAACACAAGCCGAAGATTTATTAAACGAGTTTGAAAGCATACCAAACATTCTTAGGAAGGGAACTACACAGAAATCTCTTATGCAGGTTAGTGGTATCACTAGACGAAAGGCGCGAGCAATTCTTGCTCTTAGAGAAGATTACGAGTTGTAAGAAAACTTGTTAGACGACGAAGATGTGTGGGCTGACGCTCTCCTCATCTTTACATCAAGGTTATGTAGTGTAATGCTTGTTGTGTTTGCATCATCATCACCAATTCCGGGTTTTCTTGTTACGGTAACTTTAATTTTCCTGCCCGATTTTCTTAATCCTTTAATTGCTTTGTTGGATAAAAGATTAATTATCTGATTTCGTATTCCGCTTTTTATTTTAACAGTATTTGTAACTGTTTCGCCAGTTTCTTCTACTACAACTGTAACATATAAAACTGCATCGGTATAGTTCGCTACTTTAGGACTATGCGTTACATATGCTTGTATGGTCATTCTATTATTTAGTATATCTTGAGGGACAACAAAGGATGTTTCTATACTAACCTCTTGGGAAGCAGCAGATGCTTCGCCCCCCATCAATGCTTTACCACCAAATACATAACCGTCTGCGGTTACTGACGCGGTTCCGCTTACGGCTCGTATGTCTATATCCATACCTTCTAAACTCCTCATAGTAGATGGTGTAGAGGTAATCTTATTCTGACCTAAAACAGAGAAACGTGAATCACCCGAAAGATTATCGTTTGGTAGATTCATTCTACTGCTACTAAGTGGAGTTCTTGATGTTTTAGAGGCGGAATAGGACTGTCCTGTCGAGTCCTTTGTTCCTCCTTCGGGCTTCTGCTCACTTGGGTCTGTAACAGCGTCATCTGTGTTAGGAGGTGGCGTTATGTTGTTGTCGCCATCTTCATACCCGCTATCGCTTCCACCACCGCCAATAGGGGAACCTCTCTGTCGTTGCCCACTACCTTTAGGGAAAAGATACCCTATCAAGCCCGCTGCCGCAATAGACTCATCTCTTTCTAAGGTAAGACTAACTTCTTCTGTTTTACCAGCAGCAACCTTCCATAAAACGTCCTGTATTACCATAGACTCCGAACTTAGTTGTAGACCAGCATCTGTTACGCTTGCATATGTTGCTGGTACATAAGATAAATCACGACAGATATGAATGCGTGGTGCATACCAAAGAACTCTCCCATTACGGAAGCCTCCACCCATCTCAGTATAGACCCTCTTACCCAATGGGAAGATAGTATCTGTGTTAGTCCCTACTTGCGCTAAAATGTTTGCGTTTGTTGGGTCGCCACACCTGTGTCTTAGAAGGGCACGGCAGTATTCTGCGTTAAAGGAAAAAACTATTTTAGCGTTTGCTACTGCGCCATAATTTGATGGGAATGCTATTTCGTAATACCCACTATGTTTTACATCTTTTGTAACAATACTACCACTAATAGTTTCACTTCTTGCCTTACCACTAAAAGAATAATCAGCGACAGAAATTGTAAACTCTGCGTTGTCTATATCTGTTCCGCTTTGCCCACTCTTTAAGTCTACCCATATTCTCATAGGCTGGCTGGTAGCATCGCTAACAACAGGGGTCTTATTTGGTATGTGAACTATCTGAACTGCCTTAGAAATAGAGTTACTTCCATACCAATAGTAGTTATGTGCCCACTCCACATCTCCTGCTGCGTTAGTGTTCCTAGAAGAACCGTATCTGTCTTGTAGAGGGTCTGTATCTATATTCATATTACCGTCAAGAGCATTTACCATGCCCGGAAATAAAACGCCCCCTGTGCCTAAAAGAGTCCAGTTGCATACATTAGCGACTGTATCGTTAGTTCCCCACAAAGCAATATATGGGTCAGCGATATATCCGTAACGCCCACTCTCTATCATTTTGTATTCTACATCTGATTCAAGTATAGGAGTAACGGATAAACTAAGCGGTGAGTTTTGTCGCTGATTGTATTCCTGTTTTGCTACAAGCAAGGCTTCTTCGCTTGATGTTATGGCATTGTGTGTTAGTATATTCCAACGTGTAGAATCGTCTAAATTAACAGAAGGCCAATCAACAAAGGAATTACCGTTATTGTAATACACACGAACATTTGTTATCTGACCAGTTAAATCAGAAATCATTTGGCTTACTCTAATGTTGTCTCTGTTTAACACTAATCCGGAATTAAACTTGGGTCTAAACTCAAACCTGTTATCCCTACCTATGAGATAAGAAAAGGATGTAAAGAGTCCGTTAGTAGAACCATGCCCTGCTAATTCTTGTAGTTTTGCTATAGCGCTTCCTAAAGTAACTCCTCTAATATCAAGAACCGAACCGAATGAGTCATTACTCGTAGTGTCGTTATAGGTAGTCATCATATTTGTAATAGGAACATTGTTTATATCAAAGATAGAATTAACTCTTGCTGACGGCAACCAAGAGTCCATGATTGCCGCATTCCAAATCATACGAATCTTATCACTTTCAGAGAATGTTCCGCCGTTTTTACTTTTGTAAAACCCATCCATGTGCATCATTAATCTTAGCATAAAATTAGAGTAAACAGTAGAATGAACTTCGTATGCTATTGGTGTGTCTTCGTCTCCCGGCGTAGTTCCAAGATTAAAGGAAACGCCTAAATCAGCCCACTCAATAGATTCTGCTTCGTATAATTCGTATATCATAGTTTCGGTATTTTCGGGGTCCGCCGATATTGAGTCTTCTATAGAACTTGCATCTATCACATATATTGAGCCTAACTGAACTGGTATTTTGTAGGTATCAGTAGTAGCCCAATTACCATCGCTTACAACTGTTAACTCTGTTTCTGATAAAACCCTTACGATATTATGATAGGTTATAGTTCCTCCACTATTAGTTCTTTCTATAATCATACCTCCTGTTACGCCGTTAGTATCGTGGGTATTGTTTAAGCATTGAATCGTCACAACTGTTTCTCCGGTTGCGGAATCTGCACCCTCTGCGGAAACAGCATCTATAGTAGCATCCGAAGAACCAGCGCTAACTTCCTCAGTCTCAACTTTTCCTTCCCACTTAAAATATGCTAAATCATTTCCTCCTTCATTTCTGTTTTGTGAATAAACTGTTATGAGTTTACCAACACCGCTTGTATCGAATATAGAAGCATCGTGAACAGGCAAACCTTTGTAACCATCTATAAACCCAAGAGAAGCAACAGTAACATCGGAAATTAAGAAGTTTTGATTCTCATGTTGTCTTGCTACTGTTCCGGTATTTTGATAAGAAGCAATAGCCTCAGTCCAATAGTTATCAATAAGGGTTGGGTGTCCCGACCTTTCTTCGACTATGTAGTCTGTTAAGTCTGTTCGACCACCAGCAAATTGCCCAGTTTTTCCTCCATTTATGTGAGTATTAAGATTGAAGAATCTTGCCGCGTCTATTACTAAGAAAGAACCTGCTTTATCTTCCCAATCTTGATAATGTGAAAAGTTATCTTCGCTACCAGTAACGGGATATGCTCTTGCTGTGTTAGCAAGGTTTTGTGTAGCACTAGCAAATGTAGTTGATGTGGTTATAGCGGTGCTTGTTTTGCTACTAATAGTATGCAGTCCATCGTGTGACGCAGTTCCTGTGAGATATACATAGTCACCGTAATTAAGACCGCTTGTTGTATCTGAGCCACTTAATGTTACCCTCAAACTACCGCTGTTTGAATCTAGTGTTATAGCAGATGTAGTGGGTTTAGTGTAATCAACTGGTTTTGAAAACGCACCACCAGTAAAGGGGTCAGAAGTAGAATCAACATTCCACACATCTAGGTCTTCTCCAACATTAAGATTACCGAACTTATCTATGTTACCATTTTCATCTACTTGGTCTGTGAAGTAAAGGTCAAAATTATAGTTATCATTTAATGGATATTGTAAACCGAAATCCACCTTTCTCTCAGACCCGTCTGCATTTGCGTCACCACTATTTCTCATATCAGACCAAAGTAACCACAAGTGTTTGTAATCATCTTCAAAGTCTTCAAACTTAAGAAACACGCGCCTATCTATCCCACCCTCAGAATACCGGCTGGATGCGTTTATAGCATAGGTTCCATTGATATGTCTTACACCCACTAAATACCACTTTCCACCTACAGTAACTTTACCCTCATAAATGAACTTCTCTTTGAATGTTGATGCTCTTTTGTATAGCATAGATGAATCCTGCGTTACCCATATTTCAGCAACGCCAGCATTAGGTGCTACATCAAAGGCGCTTTCTTCAACCTCAAGTATTGTGGTAGTAGGTGAAAGAGTTTGGCTCGCCATCACCCTACAATGTCTGCTGGGTGAACTTGTACCAGTTCCCGATAATGCGCCTGTTTGACCGTAAGGTGGCGGTTCATCTTTAGGGTCTTTATTTATCTTCCCAAAATGATATCTAAACCATAAAGAGAGAGGAAGGTCCCTCATCCATTGTGCGTGTATTGCTCTGTTTTTAATGTTAGTTAAATTAGCATCCATAACATTACTCACTATACCTGTATCTTTAGACCATGAAAACCTATTTGTGCTTGATAAAAGCGTGTCCGAATCAGCATCAGAGTTGGCTGCATATACTCCATGACTTTCAGACCCGGAATAATCTGTTAGTGTTCTAACTACCCATAAATAACTAACTGTTGAATTAAGAGTAGATTCACCATAGGTCCCACCAAAGTAATTTCTTATTTTCTTAATGTATACTACTCTGTGTTTTTGATTATAACTTGATGTTAGATTTACGCTATTAGCATCATTTCTTCTATTGATATAGAATGTGTCTCCGCTTTTTAATGACGGGTCAGCATCGAAATAAACATATAATTTGTGTAGATATTGAGTACCCCAATCATCAGTTGAGGGGTGGTCGTCATTCCAAGTTACCCAGTCTCTATGTCTCTGCCCAGCCGCCGTAGTATTGTAATAATCAATTCTTTCTGATTCTCTTAGAATAGGATATTTACCCATATAGACAATCTTAGATGCTTCGGGACTGTATGCTAGGGTCCCAGCAGAAAACTCAATATCAGCACCACTTACAGCACTCGGTGTTTTACTTGAGGCTGTGTGATTTGAACTTACTATGTTAACTCCACCGGAAGGTGAAGATGTAGTGATAGTATGTGATGAGTCTTTCATTATCATAATAGTTTCTGTTGAACTAGCCTTTTGAACGAAGCCGTCTATAGGATAGCCTTCATAACTGTCTTCTGTGTTATTGGGGCCATACACATCTTCGTTGTTATACATTTGGATAGGGTGTCCCGACCCTAATTGTGTTCTTTGGTTTGATGTTTCCTCGTATGAACTATCAGAATCAAACCCGATGTTACCGTCAAGAAGTGTTAGTTTATCTGCCCCAAGATACATAGCATTACGGAAACCCTGTGCATCATACGACCAATAATTTGTAGAGGACTCAGAAGTATTTTCCCCGTTTTGTCCTATATCCCATAGGGGCATTTGTCTATCAAGATAGCCCATAGAATCATACGCCGAGAATCTTAATTGTCTTGACCTTTCTTTTTCTGAGATATTAAATAAAGATATCTCACCTCTCCATACGGGCCTGTCTATTCTCTTAGTAGTATCTGCGAATATCAACAAGTTCCAGTCAAGAGGCGCAGTAGCAATAAAAAGGTTTCTCAAATTAAGAATATAATCTGTAGATGCTGCACCACGCGCACTACCAGTTAGTTTTGGGTCGTCTGCTACAGTAACATCACAAGAAGATATACCGTTATTAGTTTGTTTTACATTCATATTAATTATCTGAACTTCATCAGCAGTATTAAATCTGTTCAAATCATCAGTAAGGTATCTTACAACACCTACGCGGTCAAGCATTAAATATGAAATAAATCCTACAGTACCGCTACTTCCTTCGTTGGTAACAGTAAGTTGATAACCATAAAGGTTTGCGGCGGTTGTAGCAGAACCGCCCGACATAGTTTGGTTGGTAGCATGAGATGTTCCATTCACCCATACATCGAATTGGTTGTTAGTATAGTCAAACACAAAATCAACATCAAGCCAAGCATCGTCTATCGCAACCTGTGGTGTGTTATAACTACCACCACCTAAGTATGCTTGTGTGTCGTAACTTATTGCATTAAGGTCAAGGGTATAATCTATTGCTGGTGTACCAGTATATCCGGTATCGTTAAGAAGGCCCGCTTGAGTATTAGCAAAACCAATTTCAAACTTAATACCAACATCAGCCCAAGCGCCTGTTGTTATACCACTCTGTAGGGCTACTCTTGCAGTAAAAACATCACCATCTAGTCTTGTGTTTAGTGCGCCATCATAAATTATACTTGGGGTCGTAGCCGAGTTTGTGTCTGCCTTCCTTGATGCCTGTATGCAAAGAAAGGGTTGTTTTGAAGGTGAATGTATCTCTTGATTTATATTTGATGGAGTAGTAGTCGTATGGTCTTGTTGAAGAACCTCACCCATCCAAACACCAGTAAGATGCGCTCGTTGCACGAAATCCCCAGTTGTTGAATGTAGGCCAGCGTTATCAGCGTTATAGTTAGTATTATCGTAATCTTTCATATCGCTATGACCAAAGGTAGCATCGTTATCTCCAACAGGAACTATATAGGAAGCGTTACTATTGTGTCCGTTAATAAATCTCTGATAAAATGCACTACCATAATTTGAATCATTGTCGAACTTGTAGCGATTGGCTACATGACCATCGGGATATTGTAGTTGTGCCCTACCTTCCCATTCATCGCGTGATAAGCGCGTGTTATCAAAGGTAAGCCACTCAAATATACCGTTGTTTTGTAAATACTGATTAGCGCTTGTAGTTATTTTCTTTGCTGAATCTAATGTTCTTTCTTCAACGGAAAATCTAAAGCGTGGATTAATAAATGCTTCACCGTTCATCGGATTACCAAAATGGCTTTTAATTGCAGAATAGGATGTGTCTGTCGGTCTGTTTTCGTCGTCGGGTATGGCTCTCGCCCCGTTGAAGTCATCGTAGTAGCCAGCAAGCCACACTTGATATTTCTTTTCTACGGTTCTTACCATTCACTCACCTTGTCGCGGTGTTGAGAGTATACCCTCTCATATTCCCTCTACTCTCTATCTCCTCTATAATTTGGTCTGCTACTTCGGGCACAGTTAATCCATTGAAATTGTTGTGCATAATTACCTCAGTAGAAGTAATAAGTGTTTCAACTCCTTGTTGGTGAACTTGTCTTACCAAGTCGCCCGAAAGCCTATCGGCAGAAAAACCAAAGAACATTTCTTCTCTTGCATTGTTAAAGTTATGTATTCCATCTGTTACTGTAGTTAATGCGCCTACCATACCGTCGGCATCTTCTTTGCCGAAGTCATTAAATGTATCAACATATTCTTGAACTACATTTGTTAAGTCTTCATAACTCTCAATACTTCTAGTAGACATAAACTCATGCAAATCAACAAAGTCAACAGCAAAATCTTCTACTATTTTTTCTGCTTCTTCTCTTTCTGAAAGTATGCCTCCTGTAAAAAAGTCTTTGATAAAGGTAGAATATCCGGGGATTTTTAATCCTAGAGGTTCCCAGTAATGCCCGCCCATCGCATCATCAAGGCCCGCCATTAACCTTGCGATGGGGTTATCTCCTTCTCCTGCTTCTAATCTGTCTAATTCTTTTTGGGCCTTTATGTAGTCGTTAACTGCGCCCTCTGCGTTTTGAAACTCCATAGTTTCAAGTTGTCGAGCAAGCAAAACTTCTTCAATAGCAGCATTTTCAGCCCTCTTTGCGTTAACTATTCTAATGCTTGCGGAATCAGTAGCGTCAGCCATACTATTTATCATGTTAACATTTTCATCAAATGCAGCAGTTAGAGCAGTTGTTTCTTGAGTCATATATTCCATAACTAAAGCCGTATCTGCTATTTGTCCTCCCATGTTATCCATAGAAGTCGTATCGGCTGTCCCAAACAAACCTAGTTTATCAAGGACTGCTTCTATAGCATACACCGCAGCGATTAAAAGCGCAAACTTCGCAATTGTAGCGGTCATACTTTTGTTCATCATAAGCATAGAAGTCTTCGCTTTTAAAGCAGCGAAAGCCTGTGTGTGTAAGGCTTTTGTGCTTTGAACTGTTGACCATGTATGGGCGTTAGTTGTTGCAGTTGCAGCCGCTTCTGATGCTGCTTTTGCTATCATAGCCTTCATGCTTAGGTAGGCTTGTCCCATTTGTATAGCCATAGCAGTAGTAGTAAGAATCATACCTATTCGCATTTCTCTTTCTTCTTCTGCAAACATCATAAATCCTGTGCCTAAAGCACCCAATCCCATAGAATACTTAATAGCAGTCATACTCCCTTTCAAATGTGCGCCTTCTAATAAATTAGCAGACACAGCCGCACTTCTTGTAGCAGTACCGTTATCTACTAACTCGATAGTATTTTGTTCTAATGCTACTGTGTTTTCTGCTAATGCGGCCCTAGACTCCTTTAAGTGACGATTGTATTGACCGCGAGAAGCAGCGCTATTTTTAGTGCTGATGCTTTCCGCTTCCTGCCTTACTATATTTGCCTGTATTTGCTGCCTTTCTAGCATTAGCGCTTGGGTTTTTTCATTTATAGCCATAACCTCTGTATCAGTTAGTAGTATTGCTTCCTTTTTAACATGAGTTCCGGCTATTTCTTCGCCTCTTAAGGCGCGGTAGACAAGATTTTGTGTTTGTAAAGCAATAGAAAGAGTCCTAATAGAAATTATTGCTTGTGTAGTAGGACCAACAAAATTAGACATAAGCCTACTCATCATTACTATTCCCGAAGCAATCTTACCAAGTCTACCTTCTAAAACACTTGCTAGTGTTTGGTTGAATAGGGCTTGCTGTTCAATAACAGCAGTCATAGCAGGTAGTAAAGCATTACCAACTGCACCACTATAATTTTTAAGTGATGCTTCCGCTCGTTCATAAGCAAACACTTCTGAGTCAAGCCTACGCTCTAACTCCTGCCTTGCTGGGAATTGTGCTAACAGGGCCTCTAACTCAAGTTCTCTTACCCTGTCTACATTTTCAAGCAATTTAATAAGGCGAGTGTAATGTCTGTTACCGGCTACATTTTGCGCCAGTTGCATTTTCTGTTCGCCGTTAAGTGTATTATAGTGTTCTGCTAACTCTTGTAGAATACGACTAAATGGCCTCATATCTCCGTTGGTATCGGTAACAGCAATACCAAGATTTTCGATAGTTGTTCTTGCGCCATTTGTATCTGCACCAAGCCTAGCATATATCATACGCAAGGCACGACCACCCTTACCTTGTTCCTCACCAGCCTCAATTAGTGTAGCCGACATAGCGGCCATAGCACCAATACTTTCATTGGTTAAGTGGGCCTGTGATGCAAACTGATTCATAACGAAAGTTATTTGCGACATAGTAGCCGCCGACCTGTTCTCAACTGTGTTTAGTTGGTCGAGAACTCGTATAGTATCTCGCTTAATCACATTAGATTTTTCTTGTGCCGTCATACCCTCCTCTATGTTCTTAGTCATAAACTTGGTCTGTTGGTTTAAGTTAATTAGTCGCTGCATAGCAGCCTCTGTTCCCATACCGCTTATCGCACCAAACATCATACCCATTTCGGTTCCGGCTGCTGTGCTGCCTTGACCACCCAAAACACCGCTAAGTTGCGCCATACGCGCACCAGCCTCAAAGGCCTCATCGGCAGCAAAACCAAATGATAAACCTATTTTTTGGATTTCATTTTCTAATGCTTTTGCCTCATCTATATTGTCTACGAACTTTTCAAACTCAACTCTTGCATTTTCAATCTCAACCGCAATAGGTAAAACCTCATCTACGAAATCAAACATCTGTGCTATTTCTGCACCGGCTTCTTGTATACCCATTAGGGAATCTAAGTAAAGAGATTCAAGAACTGTGGCCGTAGCCCCAGCGTCCTTAAGCATTTTAGTTGCTTGGAATGTTCCCACAACATCGAAGAAGACTCTTGAACCGCTTGCGCGAAGAACAACCATCGCTACTGCACAAGCAATAAAAGCAAATGGTGTTAATTGTAGTAGGGCTACTGTTTCAATCCCTATCATCTAATCTATCTCCACTCTTGTGTTCCCGTATGGGAACCCCGCTCTCTCTCAATGCGTCAAGAAGTTCGTTGTTGTTTGATAATAGTTTCCTTTGTTCTCTACGCTGGTCCCTACGCGCTACTGCGCCCTTTGCATCTGTTTTTGATGCTTCTTTGGTGGCCTCAGATATCTTATCATTTATCTCTGCCGCTACTAGAAGGTCCATTTCCATAAGGTGTCGCCCACCCTCTACAGAATACTTTAGCCATAGTTCTGACGGTAAAGTCCCCTTGTAAGCCATACACAGGCTAGGCGCGACTAAGAGGAACTCTGAAAAGGGACTGAGCCTTCTGTATCGTCTCCACGAACAAACTGTAGAATAGTATTCAGTTCATCAAATGTTAACATATTTGGGTCTATATCTTCGTCAAGAATACATGGAGGAACCCAAGTTGATATCTGTGACTCTATACCGCCACCCATTTCATCAACTATAAGGGCAAACTCCTCGTTTTGCTCATCAGTCCAATCTTCGGGGCTACCAGCGTGTCGCATCTTACGAAACGCTTTTCCTTGTATATTGGTTATCTTCAACCGTTCCATTCCCGAAGCCTGTCGAACCCATATCTTTCTTCCGTCGTCTAACTCTATCTCTTTCTTCATAACCGGCATGGTTTTCACTCTCGCTAATCTAAGCCACACTATATGGCCTTAATAAAGAGTTCATTCTTCTTCATCAGCCTTAACAGGCTTGGGGGCTGCTTTAGGGGCAGCCTTTGGTGCTGCCTTAGCAGCCATAGGAAATCTTCGACAATACTTGAGAACTTGAGTCTTTGAGTCCATTTCAGCAATTGCTTTCATGGCTTCTTCGGGAATATCTTTCCCAAGATTTTTAGCCAATTCTACTAAATCCATTCAAACGCCTCAGTAAGCAGAAGTTCCGACTGCGCCGCCCTTCATAGTGATGTTCATTGTTTTGTCCGCACCGCTTACTGTGTTATCGTAAAGAGCGATAAAATTAACAGACATGGTGTTTGTGTCCCTTCCGCTTACATTTGCGCTTGGGGCCTCAAATCTTACATTGTATAGGTTAATATGAAGGTAGTTGTTTCCTCCATCCGACTCCTCAAGTAACTTAAGAATAATAGTGGGTGCATCAGCACCGTCAGACATACTTAGGCCATCAGCCTGTATAAGTGCGTCGTAGTCGGGTGTGTCGTCAGCCTGTGTTCCATAAATTACTTGATTCATTTCGATAGTACCGCTAACTTCCCTTCGCTGTGAAGGAGGGGCACGCTGATAAGTAGCACCACCAAGAGCATAAGCGTTGTCTGTATCTCTGTTTAGACTTACATCTAACGAAAATGACTTAACAGCCGCAGACGCAGTTCCTGCTGGTGAACCGGAACCGTCATCAAAGAAAACACTTCCGTTAGCGAAGTAAAGAGCATCTAAAGCATCTCCGTCAAAAGTAGCAGTTCCAAGTGCGCTTGTTGCGCTCTCAGACTTACCTACGAAGTCAGCCGACAACATTACATACTCGCCAACACTTGCACTTATTGATAGGCTGCTCGCAACCATACCTGTGTATGTGTGTTCTTTCTGTTCCCTACCAACTCTAATTGTGTAGGAGTTGTATGTGTGAGAAGCAGTAGTAGGTTCATTAAACTCATGTGTGCTTGAACCGTAACTTGTTTGAGGGAAGAATGCTGCAAGAACATTTCCTGTGAAATCATCTATCTGAACAGCCATATTAAGACCACCCTCAGAATACTCAGTTCCCGTTACAGACTTTGATGCCGTATGACGGCTCATATCTTGCCGCGTTAGCAAATCGAAATTGTGTGCGAACGACTCATCATCTACTTCACCGTAAATGGGTGTGCCGGACGGCTCTGACCCATACGTTGATTCTTTTTCTATTGAAACATATCTATTTAGAAACTCTACCATAAGAATACCTCTATGTGTATCGTCTACGAGTAGGCTGACCTATAAACATTCTTATCTATGACGCATATCAATTCTACGCATATAAGTAAGGTTAAGCACATGAACACAAACCACTTCGTCGTTATCCATTTTGGGGTCCAAATCAGCAGAATAATCAGTTATACTGTCTGTAGTGCCTTCGACACCAGTATTTGTGTATAGTTCATCAAATACTTCTCCCATAATGTTAAGTGCTTTACGGTAAGCGTTTTCATAATTAGTTCCTCTTACTGTAATAAATACTTTTACTCCGTATTCTTGAGTAATTTTAGCGCCAGCAAGCGACTCAAACTCCGGTGAATTGAGGCTTTCTATCAAAACATGAATACTTGGAGAGCCTATTCTATTAAGCATATCAGAAGAAAGGTCATAACCATACACTATAGATGAATCATCAACTTGTGTTTTTAGGAAAGGACGAGGGCTATTTTTAAGTTGGTTTACTATTCCTATACCCATTCGTGCTAGAGTGTCTTGGGCAAAATCAGAAATTAGTAGTTCTTCCGGTGAAAAAGCACCAAACTTAGAGTAGTAAACTGAGGCCCATTTAACGCTTCCGGTGGTGTTACCCCACCTTACTGTCTTTCCTGCCCCAGAGGACCCTGTAACGGTACTAAAAACGGCATTAGCGTCGTCGTCGTTAATTATCTCATGCGTATATAGTTTTGCAGTTCCATCTGAGGCAAGAGTTAATCTTAGGATAAGACTAACTGGTTTATCCTCAGCCATAGCAAGGTCTAAATCATTTACTGTTACAGTAGAAGTACCTACAAGAGAAAGGCTTGTGTTTGAGCCTGTTGATTGAACTTCTACTTTATGTGTACCATTATCTAGTCGCATAAGAACTTCACCACTATTAGGTGCAGTAGTATATTCTAAACACGCTAGTAGTGTATAGTCATTAGTAGTAGGTGTTATAGTCCATGTTCCATTCGTGATAACCCAGTTTCCGCCGGAAGCAGAACCGCCGCTACCGGACCAAGAATCATTAAAGGTTCCTGTTAGGCTTGCTGGGTTTGTGCCGTTCATACGACTATTCCAATACTGAGTCTTTGTTGCTACAGCCATTTAATCACCTCTGACCCCTAAGCCTTTTCGCTGGGTCCTTTCTTATGCGCCCGAAATAAGCATACGGGGCTGTGATATCAAAAGAACCCCAACCTTCTTCTGTTAATTCAACAAGAGATGGTCCGCTTGAGTTCATTCTACTACCTCTTACACCACCTGTAGTTAATTCACCGCCCGAAGTTCCGTCTTCGCTTGACCCAGCAACATAAGAAGCAAATTGGTTATCACCGGCCCTACTAGGCCATGTTTCTTCAAAATCTAATGATTCGGCTATGGTGTCGTAAAGGTCCCACACCACCGCCGTACTTTCTTTAGCAATATAACCTGTTTCTTTATTGTCCCTGCTTTTGAAAGCACGCGACAAATCAGATATCTTAAGATTTGATTTTTCTTTAGCCTGTTTCATAACATCGGACATAAAATGACGCATCTTTTCCTTTATTTGGTCTGCTATATGTTTGTTACCGGCCTCATACGCTAATCTATCAAAGTAAGCGTTCAAATGTAATGGGCTGTCTTGCTTCTTTCTCATTCTAAGAGCGTTTTTGCCTGTGTGGGATATTTTGCCCCCCTCATATTGGGTCATAGACTCTACAGATTTTTTAAGTTCCTGCTCTCCCTTGTCTAATTGTTTAACAACATTTTTTCTAAATATCTCTATGGCCCCGATACGAGGGAAGCCCGGATGATAAATACCCTTTATCATCTCAACACCTAATCTACACTACCTAAATGAGCCAGCCTTTTAAGGTTCATCTCACCGCGTTCTCTCAATACTATGCCGCGCAAAGACCCATCCGGCCCCGAAGTCTGAAACATACTTTCATCTTCAAGGTAATATGATGCGGCTATATCAGCGCATATCTCTCTCAATACATGGGCAAACTCGCCCTCTTGAACTGCTACATCATCTGCGTGGTCAAAGGAAAGCCCGCTAACGCCTGTTAAATTATTAGTTGATTTACCCGTCCACTTAAACGAGTCTCCGTCGATATTACCGTTACCGGCAGAACTAAAACCAGTTCCGCTTGTTAGTGTAATAGTGTTAGCACCAGCGACTACTGCGCCGTCTAGTGTTGTGTCTTTGATACTCTTACTTGGAACATCCCGCCCATAATCACGAAAGGTTTGGTCTATGTCTATAGTAGCGCGCCTTATAGCGCTTGTTAGTTTAGTATTAGCGCGTGTTCTCTGACCACTATCAAGACTTAATCTTGAGCCAACATCACTTGTAATACAATAGTAAACCATTAACCATCACCGTCGTAAATCCTATAAGCATCATGTAAAGCATACGCTTCTGTGTTTTGTGATAGGACTTGAGTGACTTTTCAAGGTTTGTAAGTGTATTAGTAACATTTCTGCACCAACTATACCACTCATTTTCATTCATAATATCACATCTGACTTGAGATGCCCATAGCACCTGCTACAATTGCTATTAGGGTAAAGATAATCTTTTGCATATTACCCATGTATGTCCCAATAAGACCATTAGTAATTTCTAATTCTGTAGCAACTTTAGCCAAGCCGGTTTTCATGTCTATGTTAGACTGAACTAATTGTTCTATCAGTCTTTCATGTCTCTTTGCCGTTTCTTCTAAATTATCTAGTCTTATGTCTATTACACTATCTTTCTCAGTCACCATCTTCACCTATGCTTGCTTCAATTCGGGCTATTAGGTCGGCCTTCTTGCCCGATACGGCAAGACCCTTCTCCTTCAATATAGCCTTCAACTCAGCAACATTCCGTGACTCCAATGTTTCTTCGATAGTCTTTAGTTCTGCTTTTGCCTTTGCTGCTTGTTCCTTAACTTCGCCCATAGAATCAATTACTTCATCAAGACTAATGTTACCATCAGCATTCAATGTCTGATACTTCTTGTATGCCCAAGCCGCTATACCTAGTAGGGCTGCGATTGCTACAAGTAGCATCTCGATATCATCCAATAGGGATGACGAATCCAAAGGTATACAGTCTATCGTTTCGTTAAGTGCATTTATGCAAGTCTCTGCTGTTGTGTTATTTCCACTCATTTTATTCACGCTCATATATTACTTGTGTTACTGCTGAGAATGGAATGACGCTAAAAGGTTTCGCTGTTCCTGCCCGATAAATCTTGTAGCCATGAGGTGTTTCTTCAATGTTTACATTGGTGTATGATTTTTCGGGTGGAGAATAAACGATTTTACCTCTACGCACTTCTCTGTCCTCAGCAGACATATATCCTCGATAACACGAACCATACTTAAAGAGTTAGGAAGGAGAAGGGATTGTAGGAATTGATGTAGGGGTTAGCCAACCTAAATCTATAGCATTATCGTATATGCTTAAGATATCTTCGTATTCTACTATGTCGCATATTGTTTCTTCGTAGGTATATCCTATTTCATAATCATTATATGTTCTATTAGATACCCAAATAATATGCCCTTCCCATTCACTCTCAATAAACAACTCAACATATAATCTATAACCTTCATCATCATGTTTTTTGTCTATAACACTACCCTCTATTGATTTACAAGAAAATGGATTTACTATGCTATCGGGTGGAGGAGAAGGTATAGACGGCCCTACCATACCCAAAAGGATAATCAAAGCCATAATATAAGCGACTGATTCCCCGTTACCACTATCATAGTCACTCATGTATAGGCTTGGGGTCTATCGTTAGTTAAATCATCGCCAGCGCGGACCTTCAAACCAACCTACTAAACTGGTTCTATCTCCTTTAGTGATTGGACTTACACCATGTTCCAAATAAGATAAGAAGCATATTATAGAGCCACGCTTG